TTGAGCTTGTTGACGTTGTTGTTGTATCTGTGTCTGGGCAGCAGATCTTGCAGCACCAGCGGCTCTTTTCTGTGCGTTGTAAGATGCTACTGTTCCTACCGCAGCGACACCAGCACTTACCAGTGCAATCGTTGTTAAAGCCGCCATCTATATCTCCTTTATGTAAGCTGTTTCCGCAGCTTCGTAGTTCATTCGTTCGTATAGACTTCCTAAATCGGAGATACCTTTTATATCACCCATGATTGTATAGTCAGCACCCATTTCTTTAGCCCAAGACTCAAATACCTTCACGAGCTTTATTGAACTAGGCTTTCCTCTTGCTTCTTTAGTAACGAACCAAGCAAGTTCAGTAGCTACCTTTTTGTGTGACATAAACATATGAGTAAAAAGGCCAACGATAGCTCCTGTTACTTCCCCGTTAGATTCAGAAATAAAAATTTCCATATTGGATGAGTTAAGAGCTGACTCCAGAAATTCTACAGTTTTATCTTTATCCCATTTATGCGTCAAAGGAGCTTCTTTAGAAAATTCTCTGGCTATAAGGAGTACATCTATTAGATCTTCTTCCTTCATTTTACGGATTATAGTTTTCATTAGAACCTTGGGTTCCTAGCTGCTATGATGCCCCAACCTAGGAGCAAGAAGTCCTTACCTTGTTCACTCTCGTATCGGATACGCATGGAACGCCCATGGCCTCTAATCTTGAGTCTGGTGGTAATGACAGTTTCTGGGTAATCGTATAAATCAAGGTTGTTAGGGTCAGGGATAACAGGGTACTTCTTCCTGTTAGCTTGTTGTGCTGTACTGAAGTCTTCAGCAAAGTCCCAAGCTGTTGACACCAGAAGGGAGGATGGACGTACAGCTTCGTACCCACTAATCTCATTACCTGTGAACCCTGTTTCTGTCACTCGTGAGTAGACAGCAATGTAAGGTGCGTTCTTCTTGGTAATCAAATCACCAGCAAAGTCATACCCTGTTTCAGCAAAGGATGAGTAGTTTGTGTCTCCCCAATCCAAGAAGCTAATACTTGAGAAGGAACCCATGGTTAACTTATTGGTAGCCCCATCACGACAGATAAGAACAATAGCTGGGTCACCTGTGTTAAACGCAGAGATCTGCGTAGAGATAACATCATCAACAAGAGGTCCAGTGAGATCTATGTACTTTGGGTCTGGGGTAGGTGTAAAGTTTGTCCAAGTAAAGTCAGTGGAAGAGCTTGCTGTTGCTGTTTGTGCATACGTCACACCTACAGTAAATGAAGTGGCAGTCGTGGCTGTTACAGTATAAGAGCCTTCGTTTAACTTTAGATCTGCAAAGTCAATCCCAAGAACAGCTATAATAATTGGATCAGTTTCTAATACTGGGATACCAGCAAAAGATACCGTATCACCTATTGACAGAGTGTTGGATATTAAGTTTACAGTAAGTGTACCTAGGTCAGAGCCAGAAGTAGTGGTAAAATCTAATGTAGTCCCATTAATGGGTAGGGCAGGAGCAAGAACCATAACATCATCAGCACCTGAATTAGCCGTAACGTCCAGCTGTAACTCCTTGGCTCCATAACCAGAGTAGAATGAAAAACCTACTATTGAATCTGTTAGTGTTGATTGATCTGACACTTTCCAAGGGTAGAATGCCTGAAGGGGAATGTCGAGTATAAGGAAGTTATTTAACTTAGATTCTACAGTCTCATCATCATCAGGGTAAGCCCAGTAGATGCGTTTGTTAATACTATCGTAAGCTGCTGTAACCTTAAGTTTAGCATCAGAACTAATCTTGTCCCAAAAGCTCTGTATAGTAGGAATTGTGAGGTTCTGTTCTTGACCCTGGCCTGACACTGGGTCAGTCCCTAGTGTGTGGATACCGAAGCGAGACCACCAAAAAGGATTACCCTCAGCAGCTACGAAAGACTCAGCGTTAAGGATACCAATACGAGAAACACGGTTAATGGAATAAGACGAGGCTTTGAAAACACCGTCAACACCTGCGATCTGCCAGACGCCATTCTCAGCGAAGACAAACAAAGATGATTGGTATGCGTAGAGTTTTTGTATCTTGACAGCATCGGGGATCTTAACTTCCCCTCCGTCTGTATCATATAGATCAGAAAGGTACTCAGCTGTAGGGTCATTCTGTTGATGACAAATACCTAAGTCATCCACATTCTCCACAAGTTTAGAGAATAGAATTGTCCCTGCATTCTTAGCACTATCCAGGCCAGCGTAGAACACACGACCAGCAAAGGATTCGACACAACGAAAGCGACTGCCCTCCTCCTCTGTCATATTGGTCAAGCCTGTTAGACCTGACGCAGACCCTCTGTTCTTCTCGAAGAAGTCTAAGACATAGTGACCGTTACCAGTTAATGTAGTACCAGCGTATATCTTATCAAACTCAGCCTCAAGGTAATTCCCGTCAGTGTCTTTACCAGAGTACCAAGGATGTGTTAGACGGTTTGTTAAGACTGTTGGTGCTCCATTGCCTGTGTTCCAGCCAGCATTCTGTGCGTCATACTTACGGTCCTGGGAGGGACTAGCTTCATCTTCGTAGTAAGTACTGGTGTCACCCTGCCACTGGAAGTCACGGACTTTAAAATCTATCTGAGTGGCTGTAAAGGTGCCTGAGCTATAGCTAACAGCTATAGTGTTAATACCAGGAGAAGAAACAATTAGATTGCCCTTGAGACTTGTGAATTGACATTTAGATACGTCAGCTCCAGCAGAACCTGAGAAAACGTAGGTATTTAAGTTAACTGAATTAGTCTCAAGTTGTGCTGAGTACGGTACGTCAGACTTGTTATAGAAGTAAAGAGTAGCTCCTTTTTGTAACACAAGAAACTCAAGGTCTGCATTACCTCCTACGTTCACCCAATCACCAGTACTGGTAATCTCTGAGTCTGACAAAGTGAAAGAGGATAGTGTATACTCTTCCTCTAGTGCAACACCTAAGCGTCTCCGTCTAGTCCCATCACGGCGAAGGTCACAGTTAAGTTCGTCAACAGATGCACCTTCAGGGAACGTAAGTTCCGCTGCCTCAGTGATAAGACCCTTGACAAAGTTATTAACTGCTTTTTGATTTAGACTCTGAGGCATCTCTGACTTTCTTACGTTTCATGAAGTCTTCTGCGTACTCGTCACGTTTAATTGACTTTGACTTACTTTTGTTACGTAGGTATTTCTCTAAGGCTTCTTTGGCCTTCTTCATACTTGTGTAACGTCCAGACAATTCTTTAGGTAATACACCCACCTCAAACCTAAACTTGAAGAAGATGTTTCCGCCTGGCTCTTTCTCTATGAAAACTTTATTCTTTAGCTTTTCGGTAGTGCAGACACATAGTTGCTTTTCTCTGTTGTCTTGATACTCAATCATTAATGACGCCCATAACTATTTCTTTTGTTAGCTCGTTTGCTCTTGTACTGGTCATTCTGTACATACGACTTCAAACGACGAGCAGCCTGTTCTACCTTAGGGTCTGATCCACCCTTGAACAAAGAGAAACAAGCTGACTTAGCTTCAGCTAAAAGGAGAGGCATAAGTGTGTTGTCAAGGTCAGGCTCGAAGGCATCTGTCTGGCTGAACGTAGGATAAACAGAACCCCATGCCCGTGTCTTTGATGCTTGAAGAGATGTTTCTTTTGCTGAGTTAAAGGAGTCAAAGATCAAGTACTCATCATCAAAGGAAGTATAGTAAGCAGGGTCACGATCAGAAGCTACAAAGATGTCTACACTTCCTTCAAAAGTTTCTACTAAAGTATTTGCTTCATCCATACGGTCAAGGAATACTAAAGGATCAACGAAGTAGATCTGCTTAAATTCTTTGTTTGCTACTGTACCTACGTTGTACTCAATCCGTGTGATCTTCTTTGTGTCTGTTGGGTACTTAAAGTGAGTAGGCTTGTTGGTATCAGCTAAAGCTACGAGGGACAACAAACGACTATGCTCAGGGATCTCCCTGGCAGCTATAATGTTGTAGTATGTATCTTCTACTACTGACGCAATTTGTTGTGCTTCTACTGTATCAGTAAGACTATTAACATCCTCTGAGTCCATGTCTGACAAAATAGACTGTACAATTTGTAAGAGTGTTGTTTTCATTACGCTGCCGACCCCATAACTGACATAAAGGCAGAAGCTACGTCTAAGGTAAATGAAGAATCACCTTTGATTTTTACCTCTAGGTAATCATTTTGCGAAAAGGAAGTGTACCCGAAAACAGAAATAGAACCCCAAGAACCTGAACTAATTGTACGTATAGTACGAGAACCTGACAACTCTGTTCCATTTTTAAAGAGAGCAAACTGTACATCGTGATTACTGCCACCAGTTTGTTTAGAAGAAATTGTAAACACAATCTGAGCTTCTATATCCTCAAAACCTGTATACTTTAGACGAGCATTAGGAGAGGTCTCTCCTGTAAACCCATTAGACTCAGCAATTACAAAAGTAGGATTTAAGGGTGTGTCAGATGTTGTTACTGAATGTGTGTATGATGGTGTTGTTGCATCAAAGGCAATGTAAGCTCCGATGAAACGACTGTTTTGATACCAGTCACCAGAGCCTGTACCGTCAGCTACATAAACTGCACCAGATACAGCCGAAGAAATATTCTTAGGTTCATGTAAGTATGGATCTGTGAGTGTTGAGTGATTTACGTTAGCCATCGTAGCTCCTATAGGGATATATACTATTGCCCCTGCCAAGGTTTAATTTATTATACACTAACTAATAACTTTTGTCAATACAGAAAGTGAGGTGCCCCCGAAGGGACACCCCGTTAGTTTTATACGTCAGGGTTAGTCACAACAGTAACGATACCTTCTGAACGGTACTTCTTAACACCGTAACGAGCAGTTGTTACATACTCATGGCGTTGGAAGTCTTTGTTGTACTCGTAGTCTACCTCAGGCTGTTGACGCCATGCACCCACGAATGGGTTAGCATCACCTTCAGTGGACATGAAGTAGTTAGCAACACCGTTGTTCACGTTGAATGCGTTAGCTGTAGAACCATCACGTTCCAGCAAGGCAGAGTCAGAGACTGTAGACTTGAGGAAGTTAGATGTATATACGTCAAAGCCGTATACGTTAGCTACAAAGCGCATACCTGTTGCGATACCATCACGAACAATACCTTCAAACATTGGGTTGTTAGCAACACCAACGATGTTAGACAATGTGTTCAGTTGGAACTCAACAGATGGATCAACGATAGCAACCAGGCCACGATCAGGAACAGATGCTTTCTTCAATGCGTAACGTGCATATGCGAAGTCAGCCAGTTCGATCCGACCACCATTACCACCAGAGATACGATGAGCAATACCGTTTTGTGCTTCTGCTGAGTTTGCAGACACACCAACTTCAGGAGCAGCGAAAGTAGTAGTTTCGAAGTGCTCAAGAATAGCACGGGCTTGTTCTGGAACAAAACGTGCTTCAAGCTGTGCACTGTAGAACGAATCCTGTGCAGCTTTCTTGGTGATGTAAGACGCAGATGACAAATACTTGTCAACGGTGAATGTGAAGTTTGCTGTATCCAGTGGATCATAGACAACTTGTGTGTCGTCTGTGTAATCATTAGTTATGATTGCACCGATCTGTGGGATATTGAAAGTGTCTCCATCAGGGAAACCTTCAAGCATACGGACGTACCGTTGTGCCATCATCTCATCACGGAGAAGTTCTTTTAGTTCTGAGGACCACAGTTC